CAGGGTGGGTAAAGGCTTCATCTAACTTTGTCGGTAATTGGATTTTCCAAAACTATTACTCAACTTCAACCGACACTCTAGCGGGAGACACTACACAAAATGGCTCCAATGTAATTATCGCAACAAATGCCACGACTACTTGGACAAGATTTAGCGTTACCTTTACAGTTCCATCAACGGCAGTTGGTCTATCTATGAACTTCGTACCTGACAATGCTGCGCAAATTAGCACAGGAACTATCCAAATGACAGGCGTTCAACTAGAATTAGGCTCTACCGCGACAACCTTCTCACGAGCAGGTGGTTCTATCGGTGGGGAGTTAGCGTTGTGTCAGAGGTATTACTACCGCACAGTAGGTGGTGGTGGGATTTTTGGAACTGGTACGGCATCATCTACGACCAGTGCTTACGGAGTGATTCCGTTCTTTGTTCCAATGCGAATCACGCCAACCTCTTTGGATTACTCTTTGGTATCACTCTTTGACGGAGTGACAACAACCAATGGCACTACTGCTGCTCTATTTGCTGGAGCCAACGCCCTTCAAGGCGCTATTTCGGTCGGTGTAGCCGCCGGATTAACACAATACAGACCCTATTTTATAGCAACACAAGGTGGCGGCTACTACGGATTTAGTGCGGAGTTGTAATTATGAAAATTTCATTTTTCGCAATCAATAATCAAGACGGCACAACTTCACTTCATGTCACGATTGATAACGGTGATGGTTCCTTTACCTCAATGAGCAAAGAAACCTACGATGCTAATCGCACCGATACTCCTACCCAAGCAGAGTTAGACGCTATCGCTAAGGCGCAGGCAGATGCTCAGGCTCAGGCTGATGCGCAGAAGGCTAGTGAGGCGGCTTTCGCGGCTCAACTTGCGGCTACCAATGCGAAGTTGATGGCTTTGGGGCTGACGGCAACTGACATTTCAGTATTGCTCAACGCTGCTAAGGGGTAAATGATAACTAAATGGCAAACTATCGTTACCTATTTGCTGATCTCTTAACGAATACCATCCTCGCGGAGTTGCCGCTAACGGCTGTCAATTTCACGCAACAATTAAATACCGCCGGAACCTTCACGGGTGAGCTACTACTCTCTGGAGTTAATGCGGCCAACCTCAATGTCGCCAACGCCACCATCCCTGCTAGGACTGCTATTTATGTGGATCGTGATGGGGTTTTGGTTTGGGGCGGGGTTTTGTGGGCAAGAGAATACAGCTCTCAAACTCAACGGCTGAAATTAACCGCTAGAGAGTTCGAGTCTTACTTTGAGCGCAGAAGGATTACAACCGACACAGTATTTTCTAACACCGACCAACTCACAGCCGCACAAACAATTATCACCAACGCTCAGGCTGTTACGGGTGGAAATATCGGGGTGGCGATAGGAACGGAAACCTCTGGCGTTCTTATCAATAGAACGGTCTATGGATACGAATACAAGACAGTCTTTTCGCTTATCCAAGATTTATCCAGATCAGCGACAGGCTTTGACTTCAATATCTACATCTATTACGACTCAAACAACAACCCTGCCAAACTTCTAAGATTAGGTTATCCGCGTTATGGCCGAGTCTATTCATCTAGCTCTATCTCTGCGCCAGTTTTCGAGATGCCAGGAAATATCATTGAATACACTTGGCCGGAAGATGGCGGGACTGCCGCTAATACAATCTACGCGATTGGTGCTGGTTCTAACCCTGGCAGACTGACCTCTATTGCCACAGATGGAACTAAGATTGGGGCTGGCTGGCCTTTACTAGAGGATCAATCAAATTACTCAGATGTTTCGGATGCCACTTTATTGTCTAACCTCGCCAATGGGCAGGTGTCGGTAGTTTCCTATCCACCAACCACGATAAAGATTACAGTCCCGCCATATTCCGATCCAATCTTTGGCTCTTATGAAGTCGGAGATGATGCGCGAATTAGAATTGTTGATGACCGCTTCCCGTCAGGGCTAGATGCGACTTATAGAATTGTTGCTTTCAATGTGACGGCAGGAGAGAACAACGCCCCTGAAACTGTAACGATTACACTTACCACCACATCTAATTAAGGAGAGAAATGGGCTACCTAAACTTTCCCCCTAATCTTAAAGATATGTTTGACGACATTCTCACGCGCCTTCGCAAATTAGAAACCGCCCAAAGGTTCAGCGTTCCAATCGTCACATCCGACCCCACTAACTCTCGCAATGGGGATATGTGGATCAACTCAACATCCCACACCCTGAAAGCAAAAGACGATACGGGTACAATTAGAACAATCACTTGGGTCTAACCTCATAACCCGAAAGGGCGCAACCGTGTTCTCTAATGTCAATGCTGCAACCATTATCTATTCCTATTTTTTTATTATTATTGCGCTTATGGCTGGAATCAACATTATCGCAAAACATACAATTAAAAAACACACCGAGGAATTAAAAGACGAACTCACAAAGATAAATTACGCCCTATATAACAACGGCAAAACTGGGCTAATTAACAAGGTTGAGGAACTGCTAGAAAACCAGCAACAAATTAAAATAGATGTAGAAGTAATGAAGGCAAAGTATGAGAAAGAGTAACTTAACAAAAAAAGCTTGGGTTATTTTTAGTTTCTGGTTCAATGTCGCCGTTGGTGGAGTGCTAACCGAGTTCATCCTTCACAGGACAACATCTATTGAGTCTTTGGGGAGTGCGGCACTAGCGGCGTGTTTGCCTTGCTTCTTCCGTTATTTCAACCCATCCGACCCGTTTCCTGAACCAAAAGAAAAACAAAATGACTGAGGCTCATGACGGAAAAGTAACCCACTCTTACTCAATTCATTACCCATCCCATCCAGCTCGTACCGATGATCCGCACTATGCCGATTTCAACCATTATCACAAGGCAACCCATGACACCGCAAAATGCTCAATCGGAGAACACCGAAACGACTTCTCAGAGTGCAGCCTTGACAAGCCTCTTGAACTCCATCACGCCCACATCGAGTTCAGCCTTCAAAACGGGGTCGATCTCAAATGGCTTGAAATTGATTATCCAGGAGTATCTAACCCTGATGAAGTAGGAAAATGGGTAGAATCGGCAGAGAACCTAGTTTGGCTTTGCGAGTTCCATCATCGCGGTTCAGGTGGGGTTCATGTAGCCGCAGCGTCAGATTACGAAGCAGAAAAATATGTCCGCAACCTCATTGGAAAGAAGGAAATAAATGGCTAAGTTCAAACTCAACCTCACGGCAAAAGAGAAAGCACTTCTGGAGCATTATGGCTACGGCGTAGCTGCTGCCGGATATGGTGCTTATCAGATTAACTCCCACGCATCCACCAAGCAGATTGTTATTGAAGCACTTGTTGGCGGCTTGCTCGCTCCACTTTTGGCTCGCATTAACCCAAAGAGCCTTGCAAACGCAATCAGCAAAGACACAGGCGCGCCTGCTCCGCTAGTTCAAGCGGCAGTAGATACCGCACTTGCCGATGCTCAAAAGATTGTTGTGGCTGAAACGCCAAAGGCTAAGTAGTAAGATTTACTTACGGCGTTATGTGTTTTGCCACATAACTTGGAAGCCCTGCCCTACGGGGTGGGGCTTTCTGTATCTAGGGGGATAGATGGCAACGGCAATAGATGTTCTCAATGTCGCACAAAGTCAATTAGGGTTTCACGAAGGGGCTAATAATGAGAACCCTTACGGGGATTGGTATGGGGTCAGAGATGCCCCTTATTGCGCTATGGGCGTTTCTTGGTGCTTCGCTCAAGTTGGGCTATCTCATCTCGTAGCCGCGCAAACTCCTAAAGGTTTTGCCTATAACCCCGCTGCGCTGCCTTGGTTTCAACGGCAAGGCTTGGTGGTTAATAAATACCAAGCGCAACCTGGCGATTTAGTCTTTTTCGACTGGAACTCAGATGGCACCGTTGATCATGTTGAGATTATAGAAAANGCCTCGCCCGATGGCATTACCACAATCGGGTTCAATACTGGCAACCCTAATGATGCGGTTCACCAAGAAGGATGCTGGCGAGTTCATCGCCCTTACCTTTTCATTTCTGCGATTGTAAGACCTAAGTATCCGATACCCCTTAAACCCGTTTCGCAAGGCGTTACAGGCAAGAAAGCGACTGCGGTGGTCGGAGGGACTGGAACTGTTATCGCTGGTGCAACTGGGGCATTTCATGGAGGTTTATTAACTACAACTCCAAGCCAAAATGTAAAGTCTACAACCGTGTTTGTGGCTCCCCCGTTTCCCGTTAATAAAACAGCGTTTGATCTTGGGCAGAAAAACGATGCCGTGATGACTGTTGAAAAGGCTTTATTTAAAGCGCACCTTTTACCATCTCAGTATGTAACTGGCATTATGAATAGTTACGCACAGGCCGCGCTAGTTAAGTATGAAGCAAATCTAGGGCTAAAGGTTACAGGGGCTCTTCCGCAAATTATTTATGACCAACTGAAGGGAACTTTGTGAAGATACGAGAACACTTAAAGTTTCACATTTTCGATGCTAAGCAACTTACGATTGCTATGACCGGTGCTTTCTCCACTTGGGCGGCTACCGGATTCCAACACGATATGCCGCACTTGGGCTACATTTTGGTGGGATTCATCACAGGCGGTTTGGTTTCTCATAACTCGCAAGCAAACCCAAATGTCAGCCCCGAGTCCCACATAGCCACCCCGTACGCCGCGAACATAGATGACGGGGGAAATACTGCGCCCCTACCCGTAGATGGGTACAAAGGCGAGGGAGTGGATGTCAAGAAAGTAATCAAAATCAACAGCGGTTTGGTGAAATAGCGGTTTACCTATAAGGTTGGTCTGCCAGCAACCGCTGGTAACAAAAAAACTTCATATCGCTCGCTGGCGTGAGTGCTATCAAACCAGCAATAAAACCCTCGTCAATAAAAGGCGGGGGTTTTCTTATGTTGAAACGCGATTCTTGTAATTATTCTTGGTAGGCTTCTCCCTGAAAGGAAGGCGAACCTATGGCACTCTCAGACTCAATCGAAAAGTTCACGAACAAATCCCATAAATGCACAGTTACGATTATCTTAGAAATGCTTGATAAGAAAGACCGTGAAGTATTACTCAACGCAATCAATAAAGGCGTACCCACTACCACTTTAGTTTCAGCTCTTAGATCAGAGGGCTATCAAATCGCAGAGGCAACATTTAACAAGCACCGCAACCAGAAATGCTTGTGTCCTGATGAGTCTTGATAGAGTCCTTGACGAACGCCAAAAGCAGTACGGCAATCCTCAACCTAACTTCGCTCGTATCGGGAGAATATGGGGAGCAATACAAAATAGGGATGCAGTTCCGGCGCATGAGGTCGCACTCATGATGGCTGCTCTTAAAATTATTAGAATCGCCAATGACCCTGCTCATGAAGATTCTTGGATTGATTTATTGGGCTACATCCAACACGGACAGAAGATAGCAAATGAGTCTTGAAAAGGCAATTAAAGTAGCCGAAGAAGGTTTGATTATTGATGACCTTCGCTCTGCTCTAGCAAATACACAAAAGCAACTAGCTAAGGTCAAGAAAAACCGAGATGATTTCACTCAGGCAGTTGTTCAATCTGCCCATGATGCGATGCTCTCACTTGGGCCAATCCCACCCGTTCCCACCCCACCTAAAGATTCACGAACTAAGCGCGGAGAGGTCGCACTCCTACATTCAACAGATTGGCAACTGGGAAAGAAAACTCTGACCTATAACACTAAAGAATGCGAACGGCTTGTAAAACAATCCATAGATAAAACAATCAAGATCACGGAGATACAGCGCACCCATCATCCGGTCAAGGAGTGCGTTCTTATGCTCGGTGGCGACATCGTTGAAAACACGACAATTTTCCCCTCTCAGCCCTACGAGGTCGATTCAGACATCATGGAGCAATTTATTGTTGCCTCTCGGATTTTGATTGACATAGTGCGAACCCTCTTGGCGAACTTTGAGAAAGTCACAGTAGTTTGCGAGCCAGGCAATCACGGCAGAATGGGCAAACTTGGCGAACTTCCTAAAGATGTGAACTGGGACAAATTGACATATATGTTTGCAGGTCAAGCTCTTAAAGGTGAGAAGCGACTGACTTGGCAAATGTCTAAAGAGGACATCCAGCGCGTCACCATCGGCAATTACAAGGCTCTGTTAATACACGGCGATGAAATTCGATGGGGTACTGCTTCAACGATTGTTCGCTTTGCTGACCGTTGGAAATCCGGCGCGTATAAGTTTTTTGATGAGGTCGATTCAATTACTAAAGGCTTTGACTTCAGAGATTTATACATTGGACATTTCCACCAACACCAGAGCTGGAACATGGCTAACGGCGAAGGTTCGGTGTTCATGTCTGCTGCCGTTGAATCGGGCAATCGTTACGCCAGAGATTTGCTTGCTTCCAATGGTGAGCCTTCTCAGAGGTTGCACTTTGTTGATCCCGATAAAGGTCGGGTCACTAGCGAATATAGGTTGTGGTTAGAGTGACAACAATCGTGGCGGTGCAAAATGAAGATGGAGTGAAGTTTGGCGCGGATGCTCAGGTAACAGCAAACCGCAAATACTCACATATTCACATGGCAAAGATTTCCCATAGAGGTCAATTCATTATTGCCGGAAGTGGGTTATCTAGTTATTGCGATGTGGCTCAACACATTTGGAACCCGCCAACGCCAACTGCTACCGATAAGAAAGACATCTATCACTTTGTAATCTCAAAGGTAATCCCATCGCTAAAACAATGCTTCAAAGAGAACGATCTAAAACTAGATGGAGATAAGGATGAAGAAACTAGATTTGCTTTTCTCATCGCGGTCTGCGGTGAGGTCTTTGATATTGGTGATGATTTCGCCGTTTCTATTGATGTTGGTGGTCTATACGCTATCGGTTCGGGTGCTTCACTCGCTCTGGGCGCATTGGAGTCGGGCAAATCAATCAAGCGAGCGTTAGAGATAGCCGCAAAGCATGATCCCTATACCGGCGCACCTTTCATCTACGCAGAGCAGAAAAAGAGTTAGTCCTCGTCATCTTTTTCATCAATAAAAGTCATTTGGGAAATATCTAAATCTTGATTTTTCGCCGCCATTAACCCCGTTACAAAGAGGGTCGAGGCGCGGTTCACAATATCGTCAATCTGGTCGGGGTACTTCAGCTCTGCCTCTACCATAACGGCAAGGCTCCANAGGCTGATTTGGACTCTAATCATTCCCTAATCTAAGCACGAAACTCGCGNNCTCGGATGCTTCCCAAATCGTAATCTATGCCGTAAGGTATCGCCTAACAGGTTCCACAAGGAACCCCAAACGGAAGGCATAAGATGGCTAAGTTCAACTTAGATGATTATGAAACAGTTGAATCCCGATTGAAGAAGTTTTGGGATCAGTTTCCGAACGGCAGAATCCACACTTACCTCGTACATCGTGACGATAGAAGTTTCATTGTTCGCGCCGAGCTATTTACAAACTGGGAAGATGCTCGCCCGATTACAACGGGCATGGCTGAGGAGATTGTCGGCGTTGGCATGGTTAATACAACCAGCGCACTAGAGAACGCAGAGAGTTCAGCGATTGGTCGCGCTCTTGCTAACTTTATCTTTTCAGGTAACAAACGCCCTAGCCGTCAAGAAATGGAAAAGGTTGAGCGTTACGAAAAAGAACCGCGCAAACCGCTTCGCGTAGTTCGCACACTCACCCCTGAGCAGTTAGAACGCCTAGAGGGAATCCTCAAGTTAATCGGTGAAACTAACGATGTAGGCAACCTGCGAATCATCTGGAATCAGGAGAAAGATTTTTTGGATGAGAAGGTCGCTGGTACAACATTAAAAGATGCTCTCAACAAGAGAGTGCAGGAATTGTCGTGAAGCAAACATCATTAGAAGCGAGGGCAAAGATTGAACCTCAAATTGGAACGCTACGCCGTAAAGTTTACGAACTCTTTATCAATAGAGGGATGTACGGTGCGACAGATCAAGAAGTGGAGCGTTACTTACATCTTGACGGCAACACAGTCCGACCAATCAGAGGCTCACTTGTTAAAGATGGTTTCATCATTGACACCGGAACAACTCGACAAAATGAGAAGGGAAACGCTTGCATCGTCTGGCGTTCAAGTGAGGAAGGTATGCTGCTATGAAAATCTTTTGTAAAGCCAAACAACATTGGGAGATTAATAACGGCAAACTCATTCTCGGCGCAGAGTCCGATGAGTTTCTAGCTACTCAGTTAGCCAAAATGACGGCGCGATTAGAGGCTGAAATCCGCTTAGAAATCTATGACCAAATCTGCTCTCTTGATTTAGTCAAAGACCGCAAACGCCTAGTGAAGATGGGCATTGAGAATGTGGCGTTATTGGTACAAGATGCTTGCGCTCAGATAGCGATAGGCGAAACCAAATGAGCGTAGTCACCCCACTTCAAGTAGAGGCTCGCCTCAAAGACCTCAGCAAATTAATCGATGATGCACACGATGACTTGGTAAATGCTGAAGCTGAATACCACATCTTGAAAGCCAATTACGAGATAGCGATGGCAGAAAAGCGCATTGAGTTATCTCGCGCCTCATCTCCTACGGGAAAGAATTACACCATCGGAGAGAGAGATGATTTGGCACTCTTAGCGAATCGTGAGGCACATCAACGCATAGGCGCAGCCGAGGCAGTAGTAAAGGCTAACCGAGCCAATGTCGCAAGACTTCGTGTGCAGGTAGATATTGCTCGCTCAATCGGGACTTCAGTTAGAACGGGGATGGACACATGAGCGAAATAGCAAAGATGCTAGTCGGCTCACTTTCAGCACACGATTCACAGCGAGATCGCTCAACCCAAAAGGAAGTCGGCCCATCATCTATCGGTGACTGTAAACGCCGAGTCTGGTCATTCCTTACCGACCAGCCAAAGGTGAATGAAACTGATTCTCTTGCCGCGATTATGGGGACATTTATTCACGCCGGAATTGCNGANGCGATTAAAAGGGAAGANCCGTTTGGCGATAACTTTATGATTGAGCAAGAGTTCTCAGTAGAGGGATTAAAGGGTCATGTNGATCTTTACATNAAAGACCGCGCACAGGTTGTAGATTGGAAAACGACAAAGGTTAAATCCCTGCGCTATTTCCCATCTAAGCAACAACGGATGCAGGTTCAGGTCTATGGCTATCTCATCGAGGAGAACGGGCTACCCGTTGAAAATGTCACCCTTGTAGCTCTCGCCAGAGATGGCTCCTCGCAAGATGTCAGAGAACATACAGAACCCTATAACCGAGAAATGGCTCTTGAGGGTCTAGTGTGGCTCAAAGATGTTCAAGAGATGGCGCGTGACGGGGTAATTCCTGACGGCGAAAAAGATTTGTTTTTCTGCCAATCATTTTGCCAATACTACGATGCGACAGGGGTTAATGGATGTCCATCAAAATCTCGGTAAAAGATGCCTCTAAGAGATACGGAGTCACAGAGCGCACAATTCATAGGAAAGTCGTGAAATACGAGGTTCATCAATTTGAGGATGGACTCTATGACCGCGATCAATTAGATGCTCTCTTTGACAACTACTTCAAGCCCGATTA